GCAACCTTATAGATGGTTCTGATGACTTCTCTGTTGATTTCCGCGAGGATTTCAGTGGAGAGAATGTTAGCAAGTTCTGCTTCAGCATTCAGACCGTGGATTGCCTTGAGGTCCTGTGCCAGTTCCATGCTGTACTCTGCTTTCAGAGCGCGTGACTTGGCGGTTACAGTGACTTTCTCAATGCTGAATGCCATCTGGTTGAAGGCATTGTTTCCAGTGCCATCAAGTGCTTCAGCACTGTCTGTACGCATTCCCTGACCAGCGTTGTAGTCAGTGGAGGATGCAGTACCAACAGGGTTCAAGACTGAAGGGTTGGTTCCTACGTTAGAGGTAGAACCGAAACCAGACTGTCTCTGGGAATATCCAGTGGTGTTGTCGAAACCAGCATCAGATCCAGAGAATCCGGTGTCTGCTTCGTTGTAGAATGCTTCGTCGCCACTTTGAGTGTTGTAGCGGGAGCGCATTGCAAAAATGAGTCCAGTAGGACCGGACATTGGCTGAACGCCTGCGAGGTCATATGCGACCAGGTTAGGCATCGAGCGACGGATCAAGGAGATCAGTACGGGGTCGAAACCTGCAACTGGACCAGTCGCGGTAGCGTCAGCGGAGAAACCAGCATTAGCACCAGAGTTGGTGTTCATGTTTGGTTGCTCAGTCAGCATTCCGCTTGTTTCAAAGGCGGTTTGCTCACGGAGGAATTTTTCTTGGTTTTCAAGCAGGACAGCGGTTACAGCTCTGCGATGTGCATCTTTGATCTCATCGCATCCTTCTGCATTAAGAAGGGGCTTCCACTTTTCCTGCAACGTTTCAGATTGGAACATTGCTTTTACCTTAAGTGTTTGTTTGAACTATTTTAAATTCAGTTTTTGCCAAAAGAACCCAGGGTTCTCAGGTATGCTGACATAGATGCAGAATGGGATTCAAGACCCTCTGCACTATCTACACCCTCAGAAAGGGTTTCAGTTTTAGCAACTGTTGCTTTGGAGAAATATGATTCCTTCAAAGTTTCCAGTTTTTCACGATATTGTGCTTCACTTTCAAACTCAACACTTTCGGAAAGTGATGCGAGCTTTTCTTTCTGAGTTACTGCTAGTCCCTCAGAAACCTCATCGAGAATGCCATCAGCAGTTGCCTCTGAGAGACGACCGTTGAGTGAAATGTTCTTCTCGATTTGCTCGTTGAGCTTGGTCTCCATATCATCAAGTTTTTCTACCATACTCTCTAGTACATCATACTTATCTTCAGGGATTGTTACATAATGTTCTTCAAATAGACCCTTCATTCCAGAGAGGAATGATTCGGTCATTTCAGTCTTAAGACCGTTTTCGATGGCGAGTGCGTTTTCTTCAAACCACTCGTCAGCGACGTACTCAAGATAGGAATCAACACGCTCTGCGAGTGATTCTTTTGCTGCTTCGATTTCCTCAGCAAGCTTCTCTTGATACTGTGTCTCAAGTTCTTCTTTAATTCCAGCAACCTTAGCATTGATTGCTGCTTCAAAGATGGTCTTTGCCTTTTCTTTGAATTCTTCAGAGAGTTCTTCGCCACCGAGGAGAGCATTGACATCTTCTTCGACATCATACTCGGTAACGAGTTCTTCTTCGGCAACTACATCTTCAGTGGAAGTCTCTTCCTCTTCAATGGTTTCTTCGGTGTCAAGAACCTCTTCTTCTTTCATGCCTTTTGCTGCTTCTGCTGGTTTTGCACCTTTATTCACAACGTCCTTGACTTGCTTAAGTGTTCCACCGGGTTCCTTAAGTTTTGCCGAGTCATCGTCAGGCTTGTAGTTCTCGGGGGTAGGACCACCGAGATCTTCGTAAGAAGCAGCAACCGAGGAATCCATTGCATCTGCTGGCTTAGCCCCAGAATTGACAGCGGTTTTGGATTGCTGTGTCTTTACTTCCATTTCTTGTAATTTTGTGCCACGAGACATTTGAACGCTCCGTTTATCTGTTTTTTAAAACTATATTTATTTATAAATTAATAAATTTTATACTCAATATCAGAGATTATTGAGAAAATTATTGAACAAATCCAACTTTTGTTCGTCAAGTTGTTTATTAGTAACTAAAGTGTTGATTTGTTTGTATGTTTTTTGAGCATACTTTTCACGAAGGATGCCACCATCCCATACCCAATCTTTTCCTTCCATAATTCCCTCAACAAATGCATCGGGAGCAGAAGGATCAGCAACGATATCAGCAGCAGTTGCTAACATGAAGTCGTCACCGACAATGTTAACACCCTCACGGGTCTGCTTTAATGAACCAATACCACGAGATGAAACGCCAAGTTTTACACCTTCTTCAATAAGTGAAGATGCAATTTTACCCATAGGGGTACTTAGAATTTTTGCCTTACCAATAAAGTTAGATCCATTCTCTCTTAAAGAAACAATCTTATGAGATACACGATCTAAATTAACTGTTGGTCCATCGGGATGTCCAAGTTCACCAAGTGCTCTACCTGACTGAACATGATTTTCGTTATATCTACTAACTTCACGACGAAGTGTCTCCATAGGATACATACGACCATTACGGTTCTTGATGTTTCCTTGAAGGAATACTCCCTCAATATACATAGACTTTTTGCCGTTTTTAGATTCGACAATAAATTCTACTGACTCTACCTCTTCTCTAATCAGTTTCATCAGGATGGTCCTCCAGCGGTTTGAATTTGTTGTGCATAAAATACTCCAGCCCCGTCAATTGCTTCTGCAGAAACTTTAAATTGATCTCTTAACTCTGCATATTGGAAATTGAATGCGGTGGCAATTCCAGAAGTATTTGCGTTTAAAGTAATACGAGTATTATGGAAACCACTAAATCCTGCAGTATTATTAACAGAAGTAACTGTGACCGCAGTAATAATGCCAACATATGCGTTAGCAAGAGTACCAACAGCATGGTGTGCTGTGCTATTTATAGTAAGTGAAACAACATCACCTACTTCAAAAGGAGAACCAGTTCCCTCTGGAAAATCAATAATGGTTGTTGCTCCAGTAGTTATACCTGCAACTCTCTGCGAAGAAGGTCTTCCAATTGAAATAACCTCTGCTCCAGAAGCACCACCTGCAATTACCAAATCACTGGTTTCTGCATTTGGATTAGTTCCAACTACAACATGGGCATCTTTATCTGGAGAATATACTCTAAGGTATTCAGACTGATGTGAAATGAACGCAGAAGTGTTTGCCACTCCTGTGATGGCGAAACTTACGCCACTTCCTACAGGTTTTAACGCCATTATTTCCTAAAATTCATTTATAATAGTTATTTATAAATTAAACACCATCAGATGATTCTGGTGCCTCATCTTCAATATCTGCTTCGATTTGATCGTCACCAAATACTGCATTTGCAGCATAAGGTTTGAATGCATCTACCCTCTCTGCAGCTTTGGAATACAACAAATCTTTGATTCCATCACTGATTTGTGAAGGAGATTCATCACTCACAATAGCATCTAATAGGTCTTCCATTTAAAATTCTAAAGATTAACTGTAATATTTATATCTCACCACCCTTGGGCATCTCTGGTGCTTCAGTTGAAGATCCATCAATGTCAGGTTCCATCTGTGGTTTTCCTAAATCCATACTTGCTGCACTATCCAAAGGTTGACCAGTTTCTGGATCAACAGGTGTCATTGGATCTAGAATTATACCATCCTTAATCTCTTTTTCAATCAATTTATCCTGTTCGATAATCTCCATGTCAGTTTGACGTAAGATTTTACGACGAACATAATCTTGAGAGTAATACTTACCAACATATGGTTCTGCAGTTGCTGCAAGAGACAGTCTCTCATTCATGAGTTCTGCTTCTTTTAGTTCCGAAAAGTGATTATCATACAAGAAATCATATTGAATGTGCTCACTCATAGACTGCCAGTCTTCAGGAGTAATTACATTTTTTAGGATTAATTGTGTCTTCAGCATGTCATTAAACATGTTGGAGAATCTCTTTCTCAAACGACCAACAAACTTAGTGAACTTAAGTTCGTCTCTTAAGATCTCAGAAGATCTCCCCAAGTTAAACCCACCTTCTCCATCCATTCGTGATGGTGGGACGTTAAGCGAACGGTAGAGTTTCTTTTTAAAATATTCAATATCAGTGATTTCACCCAGGTTTTGTCCGCCAGGGAGAGTGGAGATTTCGGTTCCTCTTCCACCTTCACGCCTGGGAAGCCAGAAGTCCTCAAGCATTGCCATGTGTTTTTTATCATCACGTATCTCTCCAGTATTAGCATCGTAAACCATTTTGTTACGATATCTCATCATAACATCACGCAGATATTGCTCTGCTTTCATTTTTGGTAAGTTACCAACATCAATATAGAAGATTCTACGTTCTGGAGCGCGGGACAATCTATAGATTACCAGTGAATCCTCAATCATTCTAAGTTGATTGAGTGATTTGATTGCTTTATGGAGATATGATAAAGTATTACCTTTATTACGATCAACAAGACCAGATGTGCAATATGAAATTGCGTCTTTTGCGATTTTTATTCCCTTGTCTCCACCTGCTTGAGTTGGATTTGCAACTGGATAAGCAAGTTTTGGTTGATAAAGAAAATATTCTTCTATCTCAGGAAACTCATAATCCATTGGATCAGAGTTTCTATTATTGATTCTTGCTATAGCGTTTGCTCTATCTTCTGGTTTCTGTTTTTGCTTACGAATATAACGCATTTTCATTGCGTCAATATAACGCAATTCTTGAATACCCTCGTTGGGATTTTTTAAATCGATAATTTTATGATAATAAATGCGACCATCAATATACCAATTACGATAAATTTCATGTGCTTTTTTATCAAAATCAAGAAGATCTAAGATATACTTAAACTCTTTGCGAATTTTATTTTTAATGCCATCACTAGCATTTAGATTTGATAATTCAATTTCTACAGGACTATCGTTAGAATCAGATACAACTGCTTCATTGACAATATCTTCAATAGCACTATCACATTCAGGATGAAGTGACATTTCACGATATCGTTTGATTAGTTCAAACTCATTCCTAAAGACACCCTCAAGATCAACATGAGTACCAAAAAAACCACTACCAGCGTAGTGATCAACCCCATCCTCATTACTGGGAGGAACTGGGGAGACTGCTCCGGGAGATAGTGGTTCTGAGTTCTCAATCGAGAATCCAAATAATTTGGACATGATTTATATTATAGTGGTTATCCTCAAACTATTTATCAACCACTGACAGCGCCACCATCACCAAGCAGTTCAAGTGATTGAACCTGGAAGGTTACGGTGAATTCTTCGATAGCGTCTGATGAATCGTAAGAAAGGTCAATTGCAGAAACTTCCGTGGGGAAGATGTCTACAAACTTATACTTAGCAAGAACAACATTTGATTCTCCACTATTTCTGCTGCTACTCTTGCTGCTACCTCTACCAAGTTGGTATACGTGAGCAGATGCCATGTACGCATCAGGATTAGTTGCACCAAGGTTAGTGTCTAACTTTGCAATTTGCTCAGTCCATTCTTCAAATGCTCTTCTAAGATTGAAATCTTCATCATTGATAATGGTTACGCTCCATGTATCAATAGTTCTGTCTCCAGCAACTTTAAAGATTCTTCCTCTAAAAGGAACATCGATAGAACCGACGTTTTGAGCAGGCAGATTAGATGCTTTACATAAAAATGCAAAGTTAGTAGCATCAAATCCAGGTAAAGTAAAATCCAGTTCGTTAAGAGTCATCTCAACTTCAAATAGATTGGGGCGGGCACCGCCCCCAACCATTGCTGACTTAAACTGGGAAATTGTTCTGTTTTCTTTTTGTGCCATTGTTTGGTCCTCCTTTTGTTATTTAGATAATGTTATCAAACTGTACCAGCTACTTCTTCAAAAGAAATACCAGTTCTTGTGGCAACAAACGTAAGAGTGATGTAGTTAATCGACTTCGTTGGTTTCAGGAAGATGTCTGCTCTAAACTCATTATTATCAATGATATCAGGAGTGTTGTTTGACGAGTCACAAACAACGAGGAATCCATAGAGACCTCTCTTTGCCTGAACATCACGGAGGAATGGTTCAACAATGTTTCTAAAGTTTGCTCTTGTTAACTCATCATTGAGTTCAAAGAGTTGTGCTTCTGCTGCTCTTTCAAGTGCTTGCTCAACTGTAAGGAACAGGCGGCGAACATTAATTCTATCGAATGCAGATGCATATGCGAGGGCAGTCTTATCACCGAAGAGTAGTGTTCCAATACCTGGTTTTGTGATAAAGGAGTTGATTCTTTGAGGATAGAGACGGTCTCTTTGTGCCTTGCTTGGATTGTATGCAAGTTTAACAGCGTTATTAATAACACCGCGTTGCTGACCTGCGGGAGAGAACCATGGGAATGCCACGATCGATGTGCGGGTCATAAGACCAGCAACGTCAGCGTTTGCAGGAACATAACGGAATTCGTTATTAAATCTATCAAACTGATACTTATAACCACTATCAAACACCGCGTAAGAAGAAGAACTTAGCGTAGAGAAGTAGTTAATCAGGTTATCGGTTTGGTCATTTGCGTTAGTTACGTTGACCAGATTACTTCTGTGAGGTCCAATGACTGCCATACAGTCTTTTCTCTCGCCAGCGATAGAAATCAATTTGTTTGCCTTTGCTTGAGACTCTGCTTCAGTGTCGCAACCAGGACCCATGATTAGGTAGTCTACCTCAATCTCGTCTCTATTAGAGAAGAGATCGTATGCTCTCATTGTATCAGAGAGTTCTGACTTCATCGCGCCTCTAACGGTGCCGTAATCAAGACCGTTAAGAAGAGGATAGGTGACGTTACCAACTGAGGAGAATGTTACTCCTTGTGCATCTTGACCGAATTGACCATCTGAGATTGATACAGGAGCAAATGCGTTTGAGTCTCCACTAGTGGTAGTAAATCCAGTTGCCTTTGGTGATGTGCCATGATGTGCATCACCTGCGAGAGAAACATTATATCCAGCGTAGATGTTCTCTGAGAAATCTGCGATATAATCTTTGTAGTAAATTCTCTGTGGAGCATTTACATTAGAGATCGCATCATTTGCCTTGGAAAGACTGAGATGCTTCTCAATAATGTTACCTCTAATTCCAGTTACAGAACCAGTGTCATCGGCAACAACGATATGAATTGCATCATTATAACCTTGTCTATCAGAAACGAATACGTTAGTGGTTGGTTTTGGTGCTAATGTTTTCCAGAAAATAGTCTGATTGTCAAGACCTAAAGTTTGCTGATCATACCAATCTTTAACTGATAGCGAAACAGGAGTGAATGACTTAGCACCATCTGTTCCAGATCCGGTATTTACACCAGCATTAACAGGGAAGATTGCGTCACTTCCGTCAAAAGACTTAAGTCCGTTTCCTTCAGCGTATGAAATTCTTGTTTCAGTTCCTGCGGAAGAAACTTGAGAAACAATCTTAACTTCAATCGTACTCAGAGAAGCAGTAGTTGAAGTGTTAACACCAGTGATGATACCTTTGAGTGCCCCGGTAAAGATTCCCGTGGTTCCAATTCCAGGTTGTACAGCACTGATCGCAGCAGTAACACCAAATCCAATTGAGAAACCTGAGGTTGCGAGACTGGTTGTGTTAATACCAATAATTTGGTCTGCTGCATCATCGATGTAACAGACTTTCAGTTGATCTGCCCATGAACCAGGGTTCTTAGCAGCGTATGTGAATGATGCATCAGTGGTGTGGTTGTTCTGATAATCATCATAGTTATAGACTTTTAGAACAGATGTTGATGCAATACCTACACCAGCATTTGCGTTTCTTAAATTTGTATTTGCAGTTCTTGCTACCTTAAGGACACCGCCATAAGAAAGAAAGTTAGAAGCACTCATCCAGTATTCATACTGGGAATCGGTAGATAGTGGTTTACCGAAAGTGTTAATTAACTCTTGTTCTGTGCTGATGTCAATAGCTTCATCGACAGGTCCTATTCTAAAAGGACCAGCGATTGCACCGATATTATCTAATACGTTATCAGCTCTCCCTACAGTTAGGTCAACCTCCCTTACCAATACTCCAGGAGATAATTGAGGAGTCGCCATGTTTTTGTTCTCCGTGTCTCATATACCTGAAAATATTTATTAAAAAGTCACTTTTCACAGGGGAAATATGACGTGAATTACCAATCTGGATATTCCCATCTGTTATCGGATTTTTTATTTGATATAATTCTCTTTATCGTACAATCTTTACATTCGTAAGAATATGAAGATGCCACAGGTCCTCTATCTTTTCTTGTTCTGTAAAATCCATCGATTAAATTTTTAGTTACACCACATGTTCTACATTTTCTATCCTGTAAAAGAAGGTGACCTAGTTTAATTTGACCATCAAGATCCACTCTTTACTTCTCCAATAACCCAAGATCTCATACCAAATGGAGTATCTGAAATGAGAGATCGTGTATTTTCTACTACTTCTTCTGGTACAACCAAACAAAATCCAATACCAAGATTGAATACATTTCTCATCTCATCATCAGAGATATTACCAGCAAGTTGAATGGTCTCAAACATTTCTGGGATATTCCATGCTCCATAATCCACATCAACAGTCAGACCCTTTGGAAGGCACCTAGGAAGGTTCTCAGGCAGTCCTCCGCCTGTAATGTGCGCCATACCAAGAATAGGAACTTCGTCCAACAGGTGCTGAATGAGACGGGCATAGATGGTGGTTGGTCTCAACAGTTCTGGCATCTCCTCATAGGAGATTAAATCTCTAGACAACATATCATTAATAAGAGTATATCCATTACTATGGAATCCACTACTCTCAATACCAATGACTACATCGCCTGCTCTGATATTGCTGCCATCAACAATCTGGTTCTTCTCTACAATACCAGTACAGAAACCAGCAAGGTCATAATCATTTTGTCTGTAATGCTCTGCAGTTTCTCCACCTATCAATTCAATTCCAGCCATAGCACAACCAGTATTGACTCCATATACAATATCACTCACATTAGAATCAAGTGACTTTGCAGAGATATAGTCTAGAAAATATAATGGTTTAGCGCCAGAACATATAACATCATTGACGCACATAGCAACAAGGTCTTGACCAATGGTGTTGTAATCATTAACAATCCCACAGATATTCATTTTAGTTCCAACACCATCAGCACCAGATACTAGTACTGGATTCTCATATCCTGATGGAACTTCCATCATTCCACTGAACCCACCAATATTAGGTGCCAATACCTTTAGATACTCTACAAAGGAACGTCCTTTAATAATATCAACTCCAGCAGTTTTATAGTCCATCAGTAAATTTCTCCTTTGATAATACCTTCACGGTTTTTTAATTTCCATACGATGTAGTCCACAGTAGGAACACATACAGGATTCCATCCAGCA